TGATCAAGAGCACTTAGACAGTGAACCTGTACTCGGTAATATGTGGGCTAATATAAATCCACCAGGTGGGATGAACAGAGCACATCAACATCCTAATTCACTATGGTCAGGTGTATATTATATCAAAGCACCTAAGAACTCGGGACATTTAAAAATAGATGATCCAAGATCAGTTGCTTGTATGTCAAGACCTAAACAAAAAGAAGGTCCAGTGCCTGAAAGATTATTTAGAGAAACGCATTATGAACCTGTTGCTGGAAGATGTATTATGTTTCCATCTTGGTTAATGCACTGTGTTGATCCTAACCAATCTAATGATATAAGAATATCAGTATCATTTAATTTTTTACAGAAAGGTATGTTTGTATGATAAAAATAATTTATAAAAAATTACCTATTAATGAAATAACATATCTTAATAGGGAGAAAGATGGTTTTTCTGCAGAAGGTGTAGAAAAAAAATTTTATAATTCTTTAAAAGCATCTATATCTAAACATGGAATAAAAGATCCAGTATACATTGAATATGGAAGTAAAGCTTACGGAGATGTTTTAAAAATTATTGTAGGTAATAATAGAGTAGAGATAGCACGCCAATTAGGTATTAAAGAAATACCTTGTATAATTAAAAACTGTAAAGCAGATACCTATCACATTGAAGGACTTGTTTTAAATACAGATGAAGAAATTAAAAAATATTTTTATCTTCCTGATCAATTACAGATAAGAAGAGATGAAGATAACAACATTGATCAGATTATGCCGCCGTGGTATATAAAGGTAATGAATGAATATGTTTAAAGATAATAAATATCAAGTAATAAAGAACGCTGTATCATACGATCTAGCTAATTTTCTATTAAATTATTTCTTACTCAAAAGAGATGCAGTAGGTTATATGTATGAACATAACATACACTCACAGTCCCCGATCCTTGGAACATGGACAGATCAACAAATACCAAATACCTATTCGTGTTATGGTGATTTTGCTATGGAAACTCTTATGGTTAAGATGTTGCCAGTAATGAAACAACATACAGGACTAGATCTCATCCCAACATACTCTTATGCAAGAGCCTATAAAAAAGGAGATTGTTTACATAGACATAAAGACAGACCTAGTTGTGAAATATCTACAACACTTAATTTAGGTGGTGATCCTTGGCCTATATTTATAGACGGTACAGGTGCTAATAATGTTGTTAATGAAAGACAAAATATTGTAAAACCCAACGCTCCAGCAGGCACGAAAGTCTTGCTTGAAGTAGGAGATATGCTAGTATATAGTGGCTGTGAACTTGAACATTGGCGAGAGCCTTTTGACGGGAACATTTGCGGTCAAGTATTTCTACATTATAATCATGTAAATGGCCCATTTGCTAATAAAAATAAATTTGATGGGAGAGCCAAGCTAGGTCTACCATCAGGAATAAAATAGTATTATAATGAGGCTATATGTTACAAAAATTAGGTTTTGCACCGGGGTTCAACAAACAAGTCACAGAGACCGGGGCTGAGGGACAATGGTTTGATGGTGACAACGTACGTTTTAGATACGGCAGTCCAGAAAAAATAGGTGGTTGGCAACAGTTAGGTGAAACAAAACTAACAGGTGCAGCTAGAGCTATTCATCATTGGGATGACAATGCAGGTATTAAATATGCTGCAATAGGAACTAACAGAATTTTATATGTATATTCAGGTGGAACATATTACGACATCCACCCTATAAGAACTACTTTAACCGGTGTTAATTTTACAAGTTCAAGTTCTTCTACAACTGTTACAGTAACTTGTAGCGGTAGTCATGGATTAGCAGATGATGACATTGTTTTATTTGATGCTGTTAGTGGTGTTACAGCAGTAGGTTCTACTTTTACTGACGCTACATTTGAAGATAACAAGTTTATGGTAACGTCTGTTCCAACTTCTACAACATTTACTATTACAATGGCTTCTCAAGAAAGTGGCACACCATTAAGTACATCTGGATCAGCTTCTGCTTTATGTTATTACACAGTAGGGCCATCACAACAATTAGGTGGTTTTGGATGGGGCGCTGGTTTATTTGGTGGTACTTCATTAGGTGCCGCAACTACAACTCTGGCTTCTACTATAAATGATGCTGTAACTGATATTCCTTTAACTAACTCAGCAGCTTTTCCATCAGCTGGTGAAATTAGAATTGGTACAGAAGATATTAGTTATACAGCAAATAATACTACAACAAATATTTTAAGTGGTGGCGCTCGAGAAGTTAACGGAACAACAAAAGCCGCTCACAGTAGTGGTGCTACAGTCACAAATACTTCTAGTTTTTCAGGTTGGGGTGATCCAGCATCTTCTGACTTTACAATTAATCCTGGTTTATGGATTCTTGATAACTATGGTACAAAATTAATTGCCCTTATTTATAACGGTAAATGTTTTGAATGGGATGCTTCAGCATTAGGAGCTGTTAATACTAGAGCCACATTACTTGCTAACGCACCAACAGCATCTAGACATGTATTGGTATCAACTCCCGATAGACATTTGGTATTCTTTGGAACAGAAACTGTAGTTGGAACACCTTCAACTCAAGATGATATGTTTCTACGTTTCTCCGACCAAGAAAATATTGATGGCACAGATGCTTACACTGTAAAAGCAGAAAACAATTCTGGTGCACAAAGATTTGCTGATGGTTCTAAAATTATGGGTGCCATAAAAGGTAGGGATGCAATTTATGTGTGGACCGATACTGCATTGTTTTTAATGAAATTTGTAGGTGGAGATTTTGTATTTGCCTTTGAACAAGTAGGTACTAACTGTGGATTGTTTGGTAAGAATGCTTGCATAGAAGTCGATGGCCAAGCTTATTGGATGTCAGAAAATGGTTTCTTTACATATGATGGTCAGTTAAAATCAATGCCTTGTCTAGTAGAAGACCATGTCTATGATGATATAAATGCTACATCTAGAGACCTTATTAATGCAGGTTTAAACAATTTGTTTGGTGAAGTAAATTGGTTTTATTGTACGGCTGCATCGGATCAAATTAACAGAGTGGTTACTTATAATTATTTAGATTCATCAGCTAAACGTCCTATATGGACAACAGGTACTTTACCGAGAGCAGCGTGGCAAGATTCTGCAGTCTTTGATAAACCACACGCAACTTGTTACAAGCCTAGCGATAATGCATCATCAGATGTTACTGGTAATACCGACGGGAGTACGATATACTATCAACAGGAAACAGGGACCGATCAAATTAATGCAGGAGGAGCAGTAACTGCGGTTATAGGGACTATTACTTCTGGTGATTTTGACATTACCCAACGTAGAAGTAACACAGGACAAACTGTAGGTACGCCTGACATTAGAGGAGACGGTGAATTCATTATGAGAATTAGTAGATTTATACCAGATTTTATTTCACAGACAGGTGACACTGCAGTTAAATTTAAAACAAGATTATATCCAAATAGTAGTGAAACTACTACAAGCTTTACATGTGATTCTACTACAACTAAAAAAGATGTCAGAGTAAGAGCACGACAGATTGCATTAGAAGTTGCAAACACAGGTGCTTCACAAGATTGGAAACTAGGAACATTTAGATTAGATATACACCCAGGAGGAAGAAGATAATGGCTACTGACCAAGAGATACGAGACGCAGGTTTTAAATATGTTCCACAACAAAAATATTTATTAAATCCTTTTGAATTACCCGAGGATCAGGAACCAGTAACTAATTCAGGTATTGTAAATACAAATGCTTTTATTGGCGGCGGCGGTGGAGGTGGTTATTATCCAGGTTCTCCAAATGAGTTAATTGGAAATTATCAATCAATTGTAGATGCTAGACAGAAAAGACTTAATAATCCTTCTGATACTTTTTTAGGTTTTAATACTATGAGAGACCGACCAGCAACTGAAGCAAGTACAACTTTAGCTGAAAATATTGGTATTCCTCAAGAGATGACTATGATGGGTAAAGTACAAGATTTTTTTACACCACAATCAGCAGATCAAATTATATCTGAAGGTTATGAAGAACCACGTTTTCAACCAGGGATAATTGGAATGCTTGCAGGAAAAATTGATAACTACCGTAACCTACCACAAGGTGATCAAGCGTTTATTGCAAGAAATATGGGTTACACGGGTCCTACAGTATTTGGCGACAACAATTCTGGATTAAGTAAAGATGTATTTGGAATAAATACTAGATCTTTAAAAGGTAATTACGGAGAATTTGTAGGTAATAAAGTAACAGAGTTACAAGACGCATTAGAAAAAGCTAAAGGTAAATATACAAAAAATGGTTTTTTTGATGAAGACGAATATAATAAACAAACAAAACTAATGCAAACTAAAATAGATTTTTATAGAAATAAAGTAAAAGAAAGAGACGCTGATAGAAAAGCTGCAGCAGAAAAAATATCTAAAGACGCACAAATAGCTATAACAAACAAAACTGGTGGAGGAGGTGGCGGTATAGATATAAGTGGTGCAGGTACTATACGTAATAAAGATAATGATTTTAAAGGAGATTCAGGACCTACAACTCAACAAGAATCTGATTATGGTTATGGTTCAGACGCAGGTTTTTATGCAAAAGGCGGTAGAGCCGGATATTTTTTTGGTGGTAGAGTAAATTTTAAAAACGGAGGACTAGCAAGTATATTATAATGGCAAAAATTGTACAATCATTAACTAGAGCTGAAGCAGAATACAATCAAACTAACTTACAATCGTTGGTCAGGGATCTTGATTCTGTA